TTGAAGCTTCTGCTCTTTTGTTTTGATAAAGAGTTTTGTGGCTATTTTCTTTTGCTTGTTAATTTCTTGTTGCACTTTAACATCTTTTAACAATCTGCTAGCTTGCTGTGCTGCTGTCTTTTTGCTGTAGCCCGCTTCTATAGCGGCTTTAGTGCCCTCTTTACATCCTGTTAAAATAAATGCTTTTATGAATGCGTCTTTCTTTGAATCTGTTACTGACATCTCTAGCCCTGCCTTTGATGTTTAACTCTCTGAGTTATATTGTTAATCGTCGTCTTTCTTTGTTAATTCTTTCTTTAAATCTATAAAATGCTTTATTGCAAGAAGCGTCACCACAACCAAGCCAACTATACTTGTTAACCCTTTAATGATTGGCTCACCATAATCAAGCCATACATTAGAAGTAAAAGCTGCCGTTATAGCTATAGTTGCTTTCGGGTGAGATGCAACCGCCTCAACGGTTTGTTTTATTTCTTCTTTCATTTATTCGGCTCAATCGTCGTCTTATTTTTATACATGATACCACGCGTTTGGCGGCTATCAAAATTAACAAGGCGAACCATAAAAGATTCATCAGATAATCTATTGATTCCATTCGGTAAGGCCCTTGCTAACAAAAATAAAAATTGGATTATTGATATTATCGCATAAATAGCATCATATGTAGTCGGAGACATTCCGATTTTGTAAAGAAGTACGCCGTAAATATTGACTAATATCAAAGAGTACCCAAGATAAGAGACTGCTCTATAGTGCTTATTGAGATTGTAAGCTATCACTAACTCTATAGTTGCACATGATATGTACTTATAAGACGTTGCTATATCTATAACAAATATTAAATACACCGACCATCCGATAAGAAACAATGATGCAGCATACCTAGTGTTAGGTTTAAATAAAAGGCAGACAAAGCCTGCCAATAAAATATACTGCCAAGAGTACATTGTTTATTTCTCTTCTTTTGGTGGCTCTGGTGGATCTTTTGGATCATCACCGTTGCCTCCAGGCATGTTACAAAATTTAATCATAACTATTCCTTACTTCTTGTTTATGGGTCTTTATTATACTACTTTTTATTTGCCTTGTTTAGTATTAGCGTAATTAACGCCAAAACTTGCGCTAACAATAATAGTAAACAGCGTTGTTATAGGGGTAAATAATTCCGTCACTTTACTGGTAGCTACAGCCACTGTATCAGGATTTCCATACCCAAAGAACTCGCAAACAAGCAAAACTAGCGCAACGACAATGTAAATAGTATATAGCTGAGCTACTTTTCTTGACAAATCACGCCTCATCAACCCATTTGGGTCTAGCGCTTTAATCATTAGCGTTTTAGCTTCTGCGCTTTCTTTTTCTGTATCTATCCATTCAGTTGCTATATTTTCTATAGATTTTATAGCACCACCTGTAAAGAATTCATACCAAGCCATAATCAATGCCTCTCTATAGTTAACTTATGCTTTTCACCATCAAGCATATTCATAAGTTTATTATAAGCTTTTCCGCTAGCAAGACCAGCAATGTTATCATTTAGCGTACCAAAATAACTACAAGGTAGTATACACCCCTCGGTATCATTAACTGTATTACCTTTGTGGAATAATATATGCGACCTTCCTACTACGTCAGCAACCTCATATGTCAATCCGAATCTATTAGAGTTAACTGGATTTATTTTATATTCACCAGCAGGAATGCAGCTTATATTTCTTGTGTTTTTCACCCACGGCAGTTCGATAGCTCTGCATATCAATTCACCATCAATATAAAGCTTTCCTAGTGTTACTTGATTAGCGTCAAATGTTATTAATTTTAAATCCATCTTCTTAACCCTCAACTTATCTGTGTTTGTAATTATCACTTTAAACGGCTGACTAATACACATAGTTAAACGTGTATATGTTTGAGCCTATTATTAATGCAGCAATTATTACAGTTAGTATTGTTGCTGCTATGTATTCTTTAGTGTGTTTGTGCATAATTCCTCCTTTCCGCAGGAAAACCGTGCCAACTTGTAATTTACTTTATGTAGCAGCAACTTACCTTATCTGGTCTAATGTGTGAAAATGGGAAACATTCCCGTTAATTACAGTGTTATGTGTACTTAGTCATCGACCGATGCCAATCGCTCATCTTTCTACACCAAACAGCACCATTATTTATATTTTCATAAACAACTGTAATAGGGTACTCTTTCGGCCTTTCGGTTCGTGTGTTAGCTAATGCTATCACTTTATACTTATTGCCATTCCTGTGCGCCCACAATGAACCTAAGATCACATCACACATAACAACAGGCTTAATCGGACTTGCTACAGCTTGCTCCTTTTGTTCGTTCATCGTTTTATCTCCGTTATTTACTCGTTTTAATATTTGCGCTCACAATCCGCAAGCGCGGTTAGCCTAAAGGTTATGTGTCTACTCTTTCTAGCACAGTGCAGCCGTTGACTTGTGAAACCTTGAAAATCACACCGTTGGCATTAGCCAGTTCGTAAAGCGCTTTGCCTGTGTATTTTTTACCGTGGATATTCCAAATATCTGTCACTGGGTCATAAGCCAAACTACTCCGTACAAGCCATTGGATAGGAAATAAAATAGCCCTAACAATAATCTTCATCGTGCCAAGCGCCTGCCCTTCTGGGTGATTTCTCAGTACCCACCTAAAAATTTTCTCTCTCACTTTTATATCCTCTTTACTTAATTACACATAACAAATCAATAAATTATGACTCGCTACAGTTTGTTCCAAACTTCCACTCACATATTATTGTGAGGTTATGCGGATTTGCGCAACTCTGCTAGTTTTGCGTTAATTGCATCATGTTCCGCTGGTGTTGCCCAATATGGGCGCTTAACCTTGCCCTCTGCTTCGCGCCTTGCTTTTAGTTCGGCTTGGCGCTCTTTGTCTGATTTACTCATGCTGAAAACATATACCCATTGTGTGTGTGGTGTTTCTTTGTTTTATCTTTAGTTAGAAATGTTACAAGCTTACCGTTGTGATATATATGCGCAGTGCTTTTATCTGCCAAACGATCCATATAGTTTTTAATTATATAAGCCTCTGCCTTTGTTAAGTTCTCAGCTTCAAGCTTAAAAGGGTTGGTATTATTTACTGTTACGTTATAAGTGAACATTTTATTTCTTCCGTTGCGTTGTTGATGTAGTAACTATAATATACCGTTAGCGCTAACGCAAGTATAAAAGTAAAATAAATTAAATATCCGCATAACAAACCAAATAAAGGGACAAGGCAAGCTCGCCCGTTTTTGTGAGGTTAGGTGTTTAGCATTTTGCCGCTTCTTATGTCTTGGCATTCTTGTGATAAACACCCTAAAGAAAACCATTCTGGCTCCTTTTCTCCAATATCACCAATAGCACAAACCTTTTTAACCTCACTACCATCTTTCATTGTGACTTCAAGCATTGGTGTTGCCCAATCACTACCAGAAATCCCGCCAATCTTTAATTTTTCATCATCTAAATTTTCGGTAAAAATACCACCTTCAAAAACGGTTTGAGCCGTCCAGAACCAATCTTCTTCCATACCAATAGTTGCGCTTTCAATTAAGTCGCTGTGCATCTGTATATATTTCTTTGCTGCTTTAAAATCATAGTTTGCCATCTTTCTTTCTCCATTGTTTTAATCTGCAATTATTGCAACAATACTTCGCTCGTTTCGTACCATAAAACTCATTGTCACATTCTTTATTCTGGCACTTCTTTTTCTCAATCATAGGTATAGTGTAACGCAGTTTCGTTTCATGTCAAGAAATAAAAAGGTGCAATCCAAAAGAAAACACCTAACAACCAATTCCACAAGGAATTTAACAGTCGGCTATCGCCTATAGAGCCTGTTAAATCCTGTGAATAATAAAGGTTAGTTGGAATTAGTTAATCTACTTCTTAGGCTCATCAATACATCCCGGTCAACACTGTCAAATAAATCATGTTCATGGCTAAATCTTTCATCGCCAGCGTATTTAGTGCAAGCATTTAGCAGCATATCAATAAGCTCTACCATCAATTTACAACTAACAACAGGCTCAATCGGACTTGCTACAGTTGGTTTTTCTGTTAAATCTATGGTGTTTGCAAACTCTTCAATATTCATATTTAATCTCCGTTTTATTTATCCGCAAGCGCGGTTAGCCTAAAGGTTATATTACTTTTGCGTAAATTAATAATTCATCAACCGCTTTATCTATATCATCAGACCAGCTCCAGTGCGAAAGATCACAAAGACAGTGTATTTCATCAATGCTCGCGCTTATCCCTCTTTTGTTAAACTCCACTGCTAACTCATCAAGCTGCTCAACTATAAAGTCTTGCCTTTTTATTTTTAACTTCTTCATTATTCAATCTCCTATCGTAATATAACAACTCAAATCAGCGCGACAAATAACAGCTTGTCGCTTCGCTCTGGCACTTTATATTTGCACCTGTTTGCAAGGTTAGCAGGAATTACTTAATCCCAAGTATTCCATCCTCGCACCCGTAAGGTTCAACATCATTTTTGTAAATAACCTCACACATCTCAGTGTCGAAAACCTGAACCCATTCTATATCGCAATGGCGATCTTCGTCCCATTCTAAATCTTCCTCTTTGACCTTGTAGGTTATAGCTTCTTGACCTATTAACTCAACAGCTATTTGTATTGCGCAACTTTTATCTTCGTGCGTCTCAATTAAGTCTTTTGCTCCGCCGTTTGCGTAAAAGCACTCACCACCAAAAATCAAAAACATTCTTTTTCTCCATTAATTTTAGTATTTAATAATTCACTGCTAACAACCAATTCAATCGGATTTTCAACCGCTTAATAATTTTGGTTATATTGCCTTTAGATTTTCCACGTATTTATCTATAAACATATAACCAAGATTGTTTTGATCTTTTAATTCTTTACTGTATTTTGTCAAATCATCAATTAAAAAAGCGTTACATTCATCTTCTGTTCTTATGTTTAGGTTGTTTTTTATTGTTACTGTATTCTGTGCAATTCGACAAGCAAGCAATGGCAAGCCAATAGTGTTACTAATCATCATATCACTAGCGTTTTCAAACTTATCTAACATTGCATCAATATCTTTATTCATTCTCTTATTTCCTTTCGTGTAATCGGCAAATATAACAAGGCAATCAAGCGCGATTTCGCAAGCTCAACTCCTTATCGCTATGGTTATGCGGATTTGCGTAACTCTGCTAGTGTAGCGTTAATCACATCATGTTCCGCTAGTGTCGCCCAATATGGGCGCTTAACTTTACCTTCTGCTTCGCGCCTTGATTTTAGCTCGGCTTGGCGCTCTTTGTCTGATTTACTCACTTATTTAACCTTATGTTATTAACAGACCTATCTTCAAATTTATTGCAATCAAGGTGCTGTTCAAAATCTTTAAATATGTACTTGATTTCTGTGTTAACTGGCGCAATTTCAGGGAGCCTTCCCATGTTTGCTGGGTGCTTGGGTGTTACAGTGCAGCTTCCACCTTTAAAGTCTAATGATTCAATACGTACATACTCTATGTAATTATACCTATCCACTTGTCGCACTAGCCCTAACTTTGTGTGAGGATCTTTATCCATGACGATCCATGCGTTCAGTAGTTTATTATGGTGCTCTAGCCTTTCTAGCCTCTCAAGTACGGCAGGCATCAACTCACTAGTAGCTTTTAACTCCCTATGCCTAATTTGGCTTTTAGTTAGTTTAGTCATTGTAATAATCACTTGTATAGTCAAGCTCAGGGAATTGTTCACAACAACAAGCAAAGAGCCTGTGCATTCTTTTTTCATAACCGCCATGTGTGTATTCTTCAGGAATCAAGTTATACCCGTTATTTTTTACAATTCGTTTGGTAGCCTCTATTATTTCATTTCGCTTTAAATCCTTTAGATCACCAAGATTTTCAAACTCTCCATCTTCATGTTTCATTAATGCGAATATTTCCTCGACTGTAAAGCTAACCTCAAACCTAAGCTTTATACATAAAGACCCATCTGATTTTCTTTTGTATACCTTCATCTTATTTCTTCCGTTGCGTTGTTGATGCAGTAACTATAATCCATCGTTAGCGCTAACGCAAGTATTAATATCAATTAAATTAAATCCGCATAACAAGGTTTTCAAAAGGACTAAAACAGTTGGTCGCTTTTGGTTGTCCTTGTTATGTAATTAAATTTAGTGTTCGTTTCGTTTTAGCCTATTAAAACGAGGTTAGAAAGAATTACTCAAACCAAAACGATATTCCGTCTTTGGCTATGCTCTCTATATTGTGCACCTCTTTATCGTGAGCGTTATCAACATCACAGTTACATAATAAATTTTCGTAATTTAAGTTCTCTAACTCATCGTCAGGCCAATCTATATATTCTTCAACTGAAACTGTGTATCTAACTTTTAATCTAGCCATTCTTTTGTTCCTTATCTTTTGGTTAATTCGTAATTCAATTTCTAACAACACGCTTAATGCGCTCATTCTTCGCTGTGACCAGTACAGTTCGCTTCGCTCCTAAACGTATTTGCGCCATTAATGCGAGGTTATGTTACTAAACCAAGTCCACATTTTCACATCGAACCCAAAAATGATCATCGTGACATTCTTTATCAACTAAACATAATAGCCCCTCTGTAAAACTAACGCTACGTATGTCATAAATAACACTATCGTAAATAGCTCTCATATGTGCGCCAAACCCAGTTTTGTTAAATTCTTCTCTAGTCATTTCTTTCTCCAGTTCAATATTTGTAGTGGTAACATAACAACCAAATAAACTGGGACGTGTAACGCCCGTTATTTAAAAGGTTATGTGTCTTTGTTTTCTATTGCTATGATAGCTACAACAATAAACATTATCGACGCCCCAATAACAGCACCCAAAGCTAAATTATCATCTATAAAAAAAGAAGCTACTGTTAACCATGCGATCACCCATGTGCAAGGGGCTGGCAATGCGTTATATAATTTATTCTTCATAATTCCTCCAATACGTCACATAACAACACGCTAAATTGTGACTGGCAAAGTTACGCCAGCCCATTATCTACAGGTTAGTTTGCTTTCTTTAATTTATTATATTTTTCCCAGTTACAAGACTTTCCATGCCCAATACTGATGCACTCCAACGGTTTTCCTTGCACTGTAAATACGTACAAATCCGTTTCGTTATCATTAGTTGATATTTTCACTCTGTCACTTTTGCATCCAGAAAGCGAAACTAACAACACGCTCAAAAGGACAATTAACAGTTTGTTATTTTTCATAGTGTATCTACCTTATTTTAAATTTGTATTTGTGGCAGTTAATTGCCGTTTAGCTCTAGGTTATGTTACTAAACCAAGTCTGCGTTTATCCGTAAAACCGCATCCTTATAAGCTTCAGTGAGTGGTATTAGCTTTTCTACTTCGTACCCACCTTGCACCGTTAGTGAATTATTTATTTCATTAAATGCAAGTTCTATTTCCCTCGGTGTTAACGCCTTAGCTATGGCAAATAAAGTCATTCTCGTGGCTATATCTGCGCACATAGCAAACTCATCCATATCTTTCATTTCATTCATTTTTATTTCCTTAACTTTAGTGATGGTAACATAACAAGGCAAATCAAAGCGGACTACAAACAGCGCAGCCGTTTATTTGCGTGGTTATGTTACTAGGTTAAATCTCGTTACCTGCATCCGCAAAAACCACAGATAACAGCCTTAACGGTTGTGTACTGTCCGTCAATTATAGTATGTAAATCATGCGTATCATCATTATCAAATTTAATCCAATGATTGCACTCGTAACATAACAACAACTTAAAGTCGGACTAGGTAAGCTGGCCGCATAGTGCAAAGGTTAGCAGGATTCATCATCCCACTTACTTATACACTTATTTAGGTAGTCCCTTAATTCCCTAACCTGCCCTCTATCTAAGCAGCCTCCAATCCTTGCTTGCTTTTCTACCCACCAACAAGTATTAATCGCAAGACCGCCTTCGGTCATATCTCCCGTAGAATACCCCTCTTCGAAGTCTATTCCTTTACTACCTCTTACTGTTAACTCAAGCTTGAGCCTGTCTGAATCACCGCTAACAACGGCTTCAACGGGATTGCTAACAGTTGGTTCTTTTTGTGTATCTTGCGTCATACTCTAATTCCTTTGTGTCTCATATTTTGGTGTTTATCATACGCAACACCGTTAAGCTAAGGTTATGCGTCTATTATTTCCACTCACAATAAACCTTAACTTCATCGCGCATTCTCACTAAATCTCTAAATGTTTCAACTCCATCTATTGATATTTTTTCAACCTCCTTTTTCACCTCTTCCTTCGCTCTTTCTTTAAACTCAATAACCATGCGATCAACTATATTATTAATCACGTTTTCTTTTAATGTGGTTAATAACATTTCTTCTGTTATTTTTACCATGTTGTAGTCATCTATCATTGCCATTTCGTTATTCTCCTGTTCGCAACATAACAACACACTCATTCAAAACAATCACTAACAAGCCAGTAGCACAATCCAGCACCTACAAACACGCCGAACAATACTGATATAAATATAATAGCTGTTAGTGACATATTATTTCCTTAGCCACTCTATCAATGCCTCGAAAAAAGTTTTCTTTCTATCTTCTGGTTTGCAGTTAAAGCAGTAATGAACTCCGTTATCTACAAATCTCATTGTTGATCTTGGTATTACCTTGCCACATAAAGCGCATGAAGATGTAACGCCTGATTTAAGTTGTAGCTTCATGTTTATCTACTTTTTCGGGTTGCTGGATAATGAAAGCATTAAAGCACCTATTACAGCCATAATTGACGAAAATGACACGTCGTGCCTGTATGAAAAAACAGATAGCCCATAAGCTAAAGAGCCAAATATTTTTAGCGTTATATTCATACTCACCTCAATTAATATGCAGCATCCTTGCTACGCTAGTTTGTTTATTGCTGGCGATTAAAGCCGCCTTGGTTTTGTTGCTGGAATCCGCCGTTATTCTGTTGTTGATTAAAGCCGCCTTTGTTTTGATTGCCTTGCTGCTGATTATTGTCAAATATCGAACACATAACGTTGTCGCGCATCTGTCCGCCTTTAGCGAATTCCATAGCGTTTTGCTTTGCTAATACACCAGCTAAATTAATAGTAGGATCTAGCAATATAAATTCACCGTTTTGATTTTCTAGAATAACGCCAAGCTCAACATACTTACCTTTTATCTCGCCGTCTTTTTGGTATTCTTCTACTTTTGCTGTAATACGTTTACTCATTTTTTATAACTCCTATTTAGTTAATCTTTTATGAATTTCTTTTACTAATAACACATCATCATAGCAATAATTAATCACCTTTTGCGGGTCTACTTGCCAAGTATCGTATACCAGCGAGCCGTCCATGCCTTCTGTTTTGCCTTTGATGCTAAGTAGCTTACAAAGGTTGTCAGCGCTTATCCTATTGCCATACCCAGCCCATGCTGTCATTGTGTCATAACAATTATACCCATGTTTAGCATCAACCCATTTTACACCTTTACAGCAAGCTACATCATTAATCACTGAGCGCTTCCAAATAAACGGCAAGTCAAACTTAGCTATATTATGACCTATAAAGTTAGGCTTTCTTACCTCTGCGCCGTTAGACACACACAAGCTTGTTATATAGCTATGGAATTCTTCCAGCATTTCAGCCTCATTTAACATGGTCGCAGTTTCAAACACCGCACTTTGATAGCTTCCTGAGCCATCAAACCATCCGATACAAATGCAAGCTATTTGCGCAATATCAGGATTAAAGCTTGTTTTCTCCCATAGCTCTTGAGCCACATCAGCGCTTTTCTCTTCTGCTAACTCAGACTCCCAACGCTTTATCATATCACCAGCTGCTGTATATTTTACCTCGTCAGATTTTGGATCTAACCCTAAATCAATAGCCGCTTGAGTCTTGGTTAGTTTTGATGGTGCTTTAAAGTTAGACTTAACATCGTCGATAATTTGAAGTCTATACACCTCTGGTGCTCGTAAAGTTTCAATATCGATATATACCTGTAAACTCATTTTATTATTCCTTTGGTAGTGCCCAGTTAGGTAGTTGTGGTTGCTGCGTGAATTTTCTCCATTGATCTACTGGATACCAGTTTACGTCCAAGTAATAAAGGTATCTTCCTATACCAAATTTAACAGCAGCCCTCTTGAATGCGTCACTTATGCCTCCCTTCTCGCCCTCTACATTTGTTTCTCCAGCCCCGTCACATTTGGTTATCCACTCGCCATCAATACGTATAGATAATTTGCATATTACACGCCCGCAAATCTGCTCATTGTAATGCTCGTCAGGATTTCCATTCCATCCTTTCTTGGTTTTTCTTACGGTTCTTGGTGGCTCAGTTACGTATTCATCCTTCCAGTTCTCAATCCCCATGACATCATCAAGCCTTTTCATGACATTTCTGGCGTCTATATAAGCAAGAGCTGTAGCTTTATCTTTTTTCTTACTTAAAGAGCCTACCCTCCAGTGTATCTCGCTTGGGGAAAAAGGTTTTTTTAGCTTATCTAACAGGCCCATCACTCACCCTCGCCAGTTAATTGATCAAGATTCGCTTCATACTCGTACTGCTCACCTTTCAGCCTTTCTAGGTGACTCTGTATTGAACCATTGATATCTGAAATGCTCTCGTATTTATAATCAATTATCTCTTTAGCTAAAGCGCTCAGAATTATTTCTTGACCTTTCCTTAGCGCCTCTTTATGTTCTGCCATTTTTAAATCGAATTCACTCATCATCTCTCTCCAAATAATTATGCAATTCTCACTTAGCCATTTTGTCCGTGTCGGTTGGTGGGGAGTATTGCGAACCTGCTTAACCGAGTAAGTTAATCTTAAACTATATTTGACTTATTGCAAGCGCTAATTTTAATTTTCTTTATATTTTATTGATTAATTTGCTTTTGCTTGTGATTTAAATTAATATTACTACAACTTAAATAAAGGAAGGTCAAAAATGAGCTTAACAAAGATAGTAAAAACCGAAATGATTAAAAACGACATAGAAACAATGAAAGAGCTAGCAGACAAAGCGGGGATAACCTACTATAAAGTTAGCGGATTTATAAACGGAGATGAAAGTATCAAGCTAGTTGACTTAAAAGCTATGCTAGATGTTTTGGGCATGGATGTTAAATTTATAAGTAGAGGTAAGTAATGATGACTGGATGCAACAGCATAACTAGGCATGAAATTGACCGACGCAAAACTATCAGCGATATCAAAAACGATACTGATAGAGAAACGTTCGCAAATAGCAGCAAAGAAAGCTCTCATGGTGCAGCAGCTAGAGAGGTTAGAAACCGCAAAGACTACTTTGAGATTAAAGTTCTCGAGCACCAAACTGATGAGGATTATTTTAACGATATGTATAACGAGTTATTGGAGGGTGAATGATGGATATGATGGAAGTTATTTATAATTTACTTAGAAGATAGAAAGAGCCGCAATTAAGCGGCTTTTTGTTACCCCAACTTCCTTAGCTTGGCGCCAAGGACACCGAAGTGATTTTGAGCGTAATTAATACACCAGCTTTGATTCAACCCAAATACATAAACTCTCTTATCTTTAACCAAAACAATTTTAGCTTCATCTAAAGGGTGCTTGTTATCTTTCCTGTGAGATACCCATAAGTAGTAGCCGTTCATAATTAAACCTCTAGTTATTTTACATCAAAGACTCTTACCATGCCTCCAGTGTATATATCTCTAGATTTAGCGTATATTACAGCGTCTTTAGCTGAGCATCCGAAATCCATAGCAGCAAGAGCAAAATTAGATCCAGACCCTACAGTTAAGTTTTCCGTCAACTCGCTTATTATGCAAAACCCGTCATTATCTGTATCAACAGAAAACGCCTTTCCATTACTTATCAATATTCCACCGCAATCTGGCCTAACATCAACCTTGTCATTATGGTTTAGTTTCATTAACTGTTCAAAATCGCCAGAATTACCAGCAAGAACCCAAACACCTCGACTATTCCGCCTAACTTTATTTCCTTTGTCGGTGTCTATTATATCGCCTCTAGTATACCTGCTATCTATAGCTACTTTTTTTTCTTTGTGGTTATAGGCAATTGTTGTCATTTTTATTTCTCCAATAATTTACATGCTAATCGCTCAAAGCTTTATTTATAGCCTTAAATGCTTTTGCTACCAAGTAATCTTGCAAATAACATAAAGCCTCTTGGTTCTTGTAATCAAAGTTAACACCAGACCAATAGAGTATACACATTGCTGCGTGATTCATTTCGTGTGATAAACACTGTATGAATCTATGATCGTGCATGTTATTCCATTCATCAGTGACTAGTACATAAATATCACCTTTATACTCTACCGTAACGAATGGATCTCCTGAGTAATTCTTATACATCTTTTTAAAGGTATCTTCGCATGTGGTGAAGAATACTGATGTCGAATAAATTGATACATCTATTTTTACTTTCATTTTTATTTCTCCAATAGGTTATATTTAAATTACGTTGTTACTTACCAAGACTTGATACCATATTCTTTCAGTTTCAGACTTTCTTTCGATTATCATTTTTACAGCCTTATCTATAGCTGCCCCAGTCAAACGCAACAACCTTTCCTCCATCCTCTCTAAGTCTGTCTACGCACCTTTCCCCTATTATCTCTTTGACGCCAGACACGTCTAAATTCGATATTATCACGGTTGGTAATTCTTCTTCATACCTGCTGTTTATTACGTCGAATATAAACATTTTTTCAGTGTCGCTATTGAATTGAACTCCCACTTCGTCAACTATCAATAGGTCGCATTCTGAGTAAGTAGCTAGAACGCAAGCCTCTGTTAACTCAGAGTCCTTATTCCATGTTGCCTTCAATGCTCTAACCATATCTATAAGGTTTATTCTTCCGCAAGAATACCCGTTATCGGTTAGATAAATAATCATAGAGTTAGCAAGATGCGTTTTACCTGTACCAACCCCGCCAACCATAATTAAATTTGTAGGGTTATCTTTACTCGTAATGCGTTCACACACATCTCTAGCTCTAAGTAGTGCATTCTTCTTTCCTGGAGTGTCTACTTTGAAGTTTTCAAAGCTATTATCAAGATACCTCTTGCCGACTCCTCTAGACTTTAGCTTGCCAGCCCTTTCCTCTGCTTCTTTTTGTTTTTTAGCGTCGTTCTGTTTACGCATCAATTCGGATTCTTTTTTATTGATCAGATCTTCATGCTCATCAATACACTTACTGCAAGTTGCGTTGATCATGATTTTACCGCTTCCAATTTCAGAGAATTTGGTTTTAAATACTCCGTGCGTTTCGCATTCAAACTCCCTTGGCGTGTTTCTTGCTGCCTCTTTAGTGTGCAAAAACCCTTTTACGTGGTTTTTCGGTGCCAAGCTTGAAAGCTCAGCTACCGCTTGTTCTCTTATTGATAAATGATTCATAACTCACCTGATTGATAATTTTGATTTTCTACATTGTATGTTGATTTAGCTTGATTAGTTGCCTGTATAATCTCATCATTCCAGCACTTTCCATTTAGCCAAGTAATAGGGTTTTTTCGATATTGCTTGTCAGGTGTTGACTTTACATAAGCAGGCAGCTTTTCAAATATCAATTCAATTTCATTTTCACTTAACTTGCTAAACTTTGCTTTGCATTTTGCAGAATCAGACTTTTTACCATACAAATCCCAAAACTCAGCGAAGCGGCAACCATCTACTCTACTCTTCTCTGCCTCTGTCTCTCCTCTTCTCTTCTCTTCTGAGGGAACGCTTACCGTAGCAAGTTGCACCTCATTATGTAGCAAAGCGCTAGCATCTTGCTCCACAACAAGAAAATCCGCATCAACTAAGGCTTGCAGGTTAACTCTTGATGATGCACCAATTTTTTTTGTTATCCATTTCTCATCAAATGGCATTTCGTTTTTTGTTCTGCTCGCTAGCATCCAGATACAGAGTAAATGCCCTTTAGCTGCATCACCTAAACACTCGAACTCATAATCATCTAGCAAGTGATTGTGTAATTTTATCCATGGTGGGTTCCTGTCTTTATAGTGCTGGAAATCATCCCAACCTTTGACACTAAATGTTGCTTTCATATATAATTGCCTTACTGCATTAATTGAGCCGCTATCCCCAAGACGCGGTTTTTTTATGTTTATTGTTTAGATCTGGCGTCATTAATCAAAACTAAATCCTTCGCCTTGTCTGCATCCTTGCAAATGGCTTTATCTATCTGCTCAATACCGAGCCTTAATGCCGCTCTCGCTACTGCACTTGTTGATAGATTCAAACAACATGCCACCTTCTTTATGTCTGATAATTGATTGTCGCTAAATTTAGCACCCAATGACTTCATATTTATTCGCCTTTCCAGTTAATGTTTATTGCATTATGAATCTTACTATTGCATAAGTCAACCGTAAATCCTTATATAATAGCTTACGTAATAATTGTTGACATACGGGCCTTTCCCCGTTAAAGTTAGTTCGACTTATTTGATTAGATTGCATAGGGGTGAATTTAGTGAGCATTAAAAATCACAAGTGGTTCGACATAGGAAAACCGAAGGTATTAAACACTAATCAAGAGGCTATATGCTTAGGTGTCAAAAACCTTCCTTGGGTTGCTATATCGAAAGATGATGTTATAGCTATGGCAAAACATTTTGAGTTAACAGGTGTTGATATAGATTGCCCTGTGTTAAAGCAAAAACAAGGCGAGATAGATTCTGTTGATGAGTTGCATTTTGATGAAGTGGCAGAGCTTGAGGCTAGAATAAAAGAACTGAGATTGAGGATTGGTAACTGATGAGCAATAAGACGGTAAGTCACTTTGTAGGTGCGACACACACAAATGAGCAGGAGAAGGATTTGTGGCAAACGCCAAAAAGCCTATATAACAGACTGGATGAAGAATTCTTTTTCGAAGTCGATCTTTGTGCTAGCGATAAAAACAGCCTTCATCCAAAGTATTTCACAGAGCAAAATAGTTGCCTAGACAAAGATTGGCATTTTAGGTCTGGCTTTATGAATCCGCCATACAGTCAAACTAGTCTATTTTTACAATACGCATCTTTGCAAGCAGAAAAAACGAATGTAACAGTTGTGGCGCTAGTTAATGCGAATACAGATACCAAATGGTTTAAAGAGGCTTTTAAGACAGCTAACGAAATAAGACTGATGACTGGTAGAGTGAGCTTTGAAAAGCCTTGTGGGACCAAGGCCAATGGAAATACTAAAGGGCAGTGTTTAATTATATATAGAGGAAGATGCAAGTCTCCATGCGCTATAACTTTAGTAGATAGAGGCGATTATGAATAAAAATAATATATGTGATTCACACTCACCAAAAGGACAGCGTGATTACCAAGATACAGAGCTAAGGCTAATTAGGTTCGCTTATGATAACGACATATCAGCAAATGACGTAGCTAAAATATTAATGAGAGATGTAAGTTCGGTTGTTAAAAAGTCGAGAATGCAGGGCTATTTATTGAGAGAGGTTAAAAATGCTTAACGCTAACGTTATAGAGATAATGAGAAAGAAGCCTATATTCACCAATAAAGCTTTATTCGATAAGCCTAGAGATGTTTTCAGGGGCGATAACTTCAATATAGTATCTCATGCTATTAGGTGCAGGAATGGTGTATCTAGAGCTGATTTGATTGAAGAATCAGGTCTTAGCAAATCAGTAGTTGATTGCGTTGTTAGGGTTTTAGCTAAGAACGGTGATGTAAGAAAGGTTTTACAGCAAAAAGGTAGAACAAGAATATCAATTTATTATTGGAATAAATAAAAAAGCCGCAATACCGAGAGAGATAGTAAAGCGGCGCAATTCAGTGTTCTCTGATGCGGGAACGTTAACACCAGACAAGGGTATATTACATGTTAAGTTATGAAGAAGCAAAAAGAATTTACGCACAACCTGAACAAATGAAGGTTGCACCTAAGACGAACAAAAACAAAACCAAGTACGGATTTAAGAAAGCTACGCTTGATAAAGTTGTGGAATCATTAAGAGGTGTAAAGGTTATAACGAGGCCAAGGCTAGCCAAAAAGTCAGGTTTATCTTGTCACACTATAGATAAAGTTATGGCTGCAATTATAAAGAAAGGTGCAGCTACTAAGTTTGTAGACAAGACAAGCGACAAGGGAATAATAGCGTTTAGTATTGACCATGAAAGACTTTAAACTAACAATTAGTTCTCTTGGGTATTTTATCCAAGAGTTAACTAAATTGATAACCGATAATCCGAACAAGGCTTTTAGGGTTAATGTTGTTGGGTGGCGTGATAAGCGCTCTATTAGCCAGAATCAGCTTCTATGGAAGTGGTTGACTGAGATATCAAACCAAGCCAAGATTGACGGCAAAGTGTTT